ATGTGACGGTGCGGCTGACGCTGCGCCAATACCGGGCGCTGGCGGCGGAGCAGACCGAAAACCCGGACACCGGGAACAACGGCCGCGGGAGCGCGGAGACGGTGCGGGACACGACGGTCTATACCGTAGTCAAGGGGGACACCCTGTGGGGGATCGCCCGGAAGTACTACGGCAAGGGCCAGCTGGCTTACAAATTGGCCAGCTACAACAACATCAAAAACGCCAACTTGATCTATCCGGGCCAGCGGATCACTATCCCGGATCAGAGTCTGCTGTGAGGGGACGGACATGGCATACAACGACCGGCTACAACTCCTGGCGTGGAGCCGGGATGGGCGCAAGACGGAGGACATCACCGAGCTGATCCAGACGCAGCAGTGGAGCGGGAGCTATCAGGACTGCGCCCGGAAGCTGAATTATCACCTCCGGACGGACGGCCTGAGCGATCTGGGCGGGCAAGTCTGGCTCAAGCACAATGGGGAGACGCTGCTTTCCGGCACGGTGTTCCGGCGGGAGCGGTCCAACGAGGACCAGGTGTTTTCCTGCACCGCCTACGACCGCGGGATCTATCTCAAGAAAAACAGCACATATCTGGCGGTGCGAAACCAGACGCCGGAAGCCGTGTGCGCCAAGCTGTGCGGAGAGTACGGGATCTCTGTTGGCTCGTTGGCCACCACGGGGGTGACGCTCTCCCGCAATTTCCTGGGGACGACTCTCTACCAGATCATCCAGACGCTATACACCCTGGCGGCGGAGCAGAACGGGAAAAAGTATCAGATCCGTTTCCAGGGGGAGAAGCTGCACGTCGTGGAAAAGGCGCTGGGAACGCAGAGCCTCCGGTTAGTCCCGGGGAGCAACCTCCTGTCTTGTAAGACGGTGGAAAGCATCGAGAACCTGGTGACCACGGTGGGCGTCTACGATGACCAGTCCAAACGGATCGCCACCTATGAGAGCTCGGACAACTACCGGGCGCTGTATGGCTTGATGCAGGAGGCCATCCGGGCCAGCGACAAGGATGACCCGGCGGCATCTGCCAAGCAAATTTTGGAGGACAACGGGGTCAAGACGACCATCACCGCCCAGTGCCTGGGTAACGTAAAATTGGTGACCGGCAACGCCGTGGTGGTCCATGAGCCGATTACCGGGACGGACGGATTATTTTGGATCCTGGAGGATCAGCACACAGTGTCCCGTGGGATCTACCAAACCCAGCTGACCCTGGATTTTCGAAACCTGATGGACAAGAGGACGGCGGGCAGCGTCCCGACGGACTGAGAGATGTGCCCAAATTGGGCACCGGAGGGATATGGACGGATTTGATCGATTCTATAGCGCGGTGCGCCAGGCTGGAGCGGAGGAGGCAAGCCGCAGCGCCCTGCAGATCCGGCTGGGCCGGGTGCTATCCGCGCGGCCGTTGCGGGTGGAGGTGGCCGGCACGGCCCAGGAGGCCACCCGGTTTTATCTACCGCGGCGGCTGGCCGAGTCTGAGCTGTCAGTGGGCAGGACGGTCCTGTTGCTGACTGCGGATGACCAGACCTTTTATCTCATGGACGAGGTGGTGAGAGGGGCATGAGCAGTGTGTTTCCAAGCATCCAGCCAGAGCGGGAGCAGACATCCACAGAGCAGCTACCCCTGTGCCGGGAGGTGGCCTGGGACTTTGAGCGGGGCGTACCGCTGTTTTACGGTGGGCGGCCTGTGGAGGTAACTGGTGTGGAGGCGGTGCGTGTATGGGCCTGGAAAGCCCTGCACACGGTGCGCTGCCGCCACGCGATCTACACCTGGGACTATGGGTGCGAGGCGGAAAATTTGATCGGGAGGGCCTGCACCAATCAGGTCAAGCAGAGCGAGGCGGTACGCTATGTCCGCGAGGCATTGAATCCCAATCCCTACATCACGACGGTACAGCAAGTGGATGTTGCCTTGGACGGAGATCGACTGACCATCCAATGCAAGATCTCCACGATTTATGGTGAGGTGACGGTATATGTATGATGACACTACAGTGGAGGGCATCAAGACACGGATGATCGACCGCCTGTCCACCGAGTTTGACACGCGGGAGGGCAGCTTTGTCAATGACGTCCTGTCCGCGGCGGCCGCAGAGATCTGCGAGTGCTATCACAGCCTGGATGCAATGCTGCCCATGTTTTACGTGGACGCCACCTCAGGGGAGTACATTGACCAGCAGGCGGGGGTCGTGGGGGTGCAGCGCAAGGCTGGGACAAAGGCCCAGTGCAAGATCAGCTTTGTTGGATCCAGCGGCGCGGTGGTGCCGTCTGGTGCTACCTTTTACACGGCGACCGGGTTAGGCTTTGTGCTGGCGGCGGCGGTGACGCTCACGGCCAGCGGGGCACAGGGCACACTGGTGGCTGAGTCGGTGGGAGAGGCTTACAACATCAGGGCGGGAGAGCTGGTGTCTACTCTGACCAATTACAGCGGGATCACCTCCTACCGCAACGAGGCTGCGTCAGGCGGCACAGACCCGGAGACGGATCAGTCGTTGTTGGAGCGCTATCTGGAGCGGATGCGCCGGGCAGCTACCTCGGGCAATGCGGCCCACTACCAAATGTGGGCCAACAGCGTGGACGGCGTGGGGGCCAGCCGAGTGATCGCCAAATGGAATGGCAATGGCACGGTCAAGGTGTTACTGGCCGACCCGGACTTCCAGCCGGTGTCGGAAACAGTGCGGGCGGCGTGTGCAGCCTATGTGGACAAGCAGCGTCCTGTTGGCTCCAGCGTGACGGTGGCCAGCGCCAAGGCGCGGAACATCACGGTGGTGGCTCAAGTGACGACGAGCGGATCTACCGCCACCGCTGAGGTGCAGGCGGCGCTAGGAAAAGCGGTGCGCAGTTACTTACGAGATCTGGCCGCCGCAGCTTTTGCCGAGAACATCGACCTGCAAGTGGACAAGCTGGAGGCCAAGACCTATACCCTGCTGTATAACCGCATCGCCTTTTTGCTGCTGTCCATCCCTGGGGTGCTGGACTACAAATCGCTGACGGTGTGCGGAGGGACGGCCAACCTGAGTCTGCAGGCCGACGAGCTGCCTGTCCTGACCGAGGTGACGGTATCATGAGACAGCTGATGGACTATTACCCCGCATTTTATCGGGACAGTCCGGAGTTTTTGGCGCTCCAGCAGGCGATCGAGCCAGAGATCGAGGCGCTGCTGGAGTACCGGGACAGCGCCATGGCGCAGCTCAACGTGGACACTGCAAGCTGGGGGCTGCAGTACTGGGAAAAGACGCTGGGTATCTCCGTGGACACGACCAAGCAGCTGTCCGACCGACGGAACACGGTGAAAGAGAGGCTACTTCGGCGCGACACGGTGACTAGGACAGCGCTGTGCAGCCTGTGCAGCAATTACACCAAGGATACGGTACATATCACAGAAAAGGCAAAGCTGTTTATGGTGATGATCTGGCTGGAGGGGGCCTATCCAAAGTCGCTGTCCGCCTTGACTAAGCTGCTACTGGAGATCATGCCGGCGCACCTGTCCTTTGGGTATGTGCGAGTCCCAGAGGCCAGGCGTATGCAGATCTACACGGGCTGCGCATTACAAAAAGGCTGCCGGGCCGCAGTGACGTGTGCGACACCCCCAACCCGGAATGTGGTCTACTTTTTGGACGAAACAGGCCTAATTTTGCATGACGAAGAACAAATAAACTTGATCGACAAGGAGGAGTAATCAATGGCACTACAACTGACGCCGGATGGCTATGACCTTTTGCTGATGACCATGGCGGGGGAGGCATCGATCCACTTTGTGTCGATCCAATTTGGCAATGGCACCAACGCGGGGAGCCGGGCCAAAAAGCTCTCCAATCCGTTGCTGACGGTCAAAATCACAAAATGCGAGATTGGCGATCTCTTTGTGACACTTCAGACCACCTTTTCCAACTCGGACGTTTCTGCCGGTTTCCGAGCAACTGAGACGGGGGTGTTGGTGGAGGACCCCAAGGACTCCACAAAACAGCTGCTGTACGCGTATGAGTATCAGCAGGCCAGCCAGGCTGACTACATCCCAGACAGCACATCCCGTGTGCTGGAGACGCAGATGGATGTGATGGTCTATGTGGGCAACGTGGACAATGTGACGGCCTCGATCTCACAGAGCCTAGTCTATGCCAGCAAGGCAGAATTTGACGCCTTTGTTACTCGGAAAGATAATCCCCACGACGTGACCAAGGAGCAGATCGGCCTTGGGGATGTGCCAAACGTGACCACTGAAAACCAAACGCCAACCTACAGCGAGGCGAATGCGCTGGCACCCCTGAAGAGTGGGGAGACGCTGACCATCGCCTTTGGCAAGCTGGCCAAGGCGGTATCCTCTCTGATCAGCCATCTGGCGGACATGGGCAATCCCCACAAGGTGACCGCGGCGCAGATCGGGGCGGCTGGATCTGAGCATTATCACAGAACAACGGACATCACGTCTGGCGTTTTGGATGTGGCACGCGGCGGGACGGGTACGACCAATTACAAACATTTGCGTTATTGTCTCGGACTCGGAGACACAACGGGTGTACTGACGGCCAATTATGGCGGAACAGGCGTGACCACTTATAACGCGCTCCGGAATAAGATGGGCCTCGGAAACTCGGTGGGGGTGCTGGGCGTAGATTATGGTGGGACTGGCGTGTCCAGCTTGGTCGGCACGGATTACGCAGCCTTTCGGGTACGTGGTGTACAGATGGCAACGACCGCCCCGACCACAATTTCCAACGGGTGTGTTGTTTTGGTCTACACCTAAGAGGGATGCGCTATGGGAATTTATACGGGAGTAGATGGGGTCGTACGGGAGGCCGGCGCGGTCGATGTGGGGGTAGCGTCTACAGTACGGCACGCGCCCACGATATACGCAGGCATAGATGGGGTCGTCCGACAGATCCGCGGGATATCAGGCGACATCAGCCGGATCGAGATCCGTGTATCCGCAGTGATGACTTACACGGTCGATTCGAGCAATACTTATCAGTCGACAGATGGCAATGATCTTGCCACAGCGACTCGCTACGGGAGCGTGACCATCAGCTCAAATGCAATTTCAGTTATGGTCAACACGACGGGCAAATGGATCAGTGTTTCTTATGCTGTGTATGTTGTTTACAAAGATGGACACAGCACTCTGATTGAAGCAGCCCAACAGGCTGGGATGACCCCTTTTTCGCTATCTGTACAGACCTCGATCTCCGTCTCGGGCAACGGCAATGGGACCTATGGGACATCTTGCCTAGGCACCGCTATTTACAATACGCCCGTCAGCGGCAGCGCCACGGCAAAAAAGACGTTGACAACTGCGGATACTTCTGATGGAAAACTTAACTCAGCATTGACGACAGGGTCATGTCTCCAGACGGTCTCCCAGACCTTTTTATCTTTCACGTTTGAGGGGATAACAATCCCCATTCAAATTATCAATAATTTAATTTGAGGAGGATAAGTATGACGATCACATTGGCAAATGGTACCACGCTGGAGGGGAAAGGAGTCCACGGCCGGACACTCTCTTATCAGGGCGTGCAGCGAGACAGCTTGATCTTTTTGTTTGATCCGGATCAGCTGTCTATTGCCCAGGCTGCGGATGTTTTTACAGAGGAAAACTGTAGGCAGATCACGCTCACAAATGAGAGTGGGACCTATCTCCATGAGCACTACACGGTGCGGATGGAAATCGGACAGGGCTATCAGGATATGGCGCTGACCGGCAGCGTCTCAGGTAATAACCTGGACCAGGTGACCTATGTGCGGATGGCGCAGAGCACGGCGACAGAGCGACTGCTGCAAGAGCAGCAGCGCGCCATTGATTATCTCCTCGTGGCCGCACTGCAGAAGGAGGTGTAGACGATGATCGAGACGATGATCGAGACGATTTGGAGGCTGTACAAAGAAGGAAAACTGAGGGCTGAGGGTGTGCAGCGCGCGGTCGCTGACCGACTGATCACGCAGGAGCAGGCAGCTCAGATCCTCGGACAGGAGGGCTAATCATCATGCCATTTGTCAAAATCACAGAAAAAGAAACATCAAATGTACTGTCGGAATCAGCTCACGTCCTCGTCACTCAGGAAGCAAAGAATACTGATGGGGAAACGGTGGAATCGTTGCGCCGGATCCCTCAGGCGAAGTTTATGATTAAAAGTGAGCGGCTTTTTGCTGGTGCAGTAAGTGGGAACAAAAATGGGGAGGCCATCTTTGTGTCTGATGCAGCGGATGCGCCTCTGCTGGGAGGCACAGCCATCCTGGGCAACACGGTGCAGGCCAGTACTCCCACCTATGCCGCGCCGGTGGCGGTGCAGAGCGTGAGCGGGCCGATCAAGCTACGTATGTCGGGCAAGAACCTGCTGACCCTGGAGACGGCAACCAAGACCGGGACGGCCTTTGGCGTCTCGTGGGTGATCGCGGATGGAAAGATCACCCTGTCCGGTACCTGTAGCAGGCCGGGCAGCTATGCGTTTGTCATGCCACTGGGAAGCACAACAGCGAGTGCCGTCTATTTCCCCGCAGGCAATTATGTGCTCAGCGGCCTGCAGGCAGACTACGCCGATCAAAGTGTTCGGCTGTATGTGAACGTGTACAATGCGGCCGGGACGGCCCTAGGCACATATGGCACCTATGGCCGGACCGGTGTGGCCTTTACGCTGTCAGAGGGGGCGTGGCTGAGTATCAATATCCGGATCGCAGATGGGACAACAACAGATGGTATCGTTGCCTATCCCCAAATTGAGGCCGGCCAGACCCAGACAAGCTATGAAGCATACTGCGGTCAGACCTATGCCATCCCGCTGGTAGGGACAGATGGACAGGCGTTGGAGGGTCTGCGGTTGCTTTATGGTGGGACAGAATCAAAAAAATACTCGTACACTGACCGCATCTGCCGTCGGGATGGGAAATGGATGGTGGAGCGGAATACGGCCGCCAGCGATTTGACAAATGCCACATGGTACAGGGACTCCCTGTATATGACGCCCAAAGTGGGAGGCGCAGCTATCAAACCCAATGTCGTAAGCTATTGGGCGTTGAGCAACTTTTTTGCCAGTCGTGCCGCTACTGGCGCTCAAACGGCTGGCCTTTGGGTCGGCAATTCCCTCGTTATTGGCAATGATGTACTGCCCAATGGAGCAGCTACCACGGCGGCAGAAATGGTAGACTTTTGCGCCAAACAGGCGACGGCTGGGACGCCGGTGAAGGTCTACTATCCGGTGGCAACTCCTACCTATGAGGAGTTGGGCCTGGAGGCTCAAGAAGTGCTGGAAGGGATGCGCACTAAGCTGGGAAAAACTGCACTGTGGGGAATCAACACCGTGCGGCCCACTCTGGTGCTGGAGTATGCCAAGAGTCTGCCGAAAGTATTGGATAATCTTGCGGCCGCCATCGTAGCAATCGGCGGCACAATTTAAGGAGGATCAGTATGTTCAACTTGCATGATTTTGTGATGGATACCCTGATGGGCATGGTGGGACGGGAGCCGGACTACAAGGTCCGCCAGTACGCGCTGGGCTGGTACGACAAGGCCCAGCTGACTGGTGAGGACATGGACGCGCTGGAGACGGCTATCCAGACCGCAGCCGAGGAGATGCAGCGGGCGGCGGAAGATGCTGCTGGCGTCGGTGCGCTGGAGGGGGCTGGGATGTAATGGCTAAAGTATCAGAATACTGGAGCATCATCTCCACAATCATCACCCTGGTGGCGATGCCTGCGATTGGGTATCTCTACAAGCAACTTAGAGCATCGGCATACCGCCAAGCCGCGATGAAACAGGGCATCCGCGCCCTGCTCCGGGATCGAATCGTACAGGCATACTACCACTATGCAGAGCGCGGCTGGATCACCCTCCACGGACTGGAAAATGTGGAGGCGCTCTACCGGGAGTACCACGCCCTGGGCGGCAATGGCACGGTGACGAAGATCGTGGAAGATCTGCGGGAACTGGATGTGAGAGACAAGTGAGGTTGGAAATAACACATGAGAGGAGGGGAATAAGATGGATTTTGGAATTGTAGGCGTCGCCTCGATCACTGTGGCCTGCTACCTGCTGGCCCTGGGCATCAAGGCGCTGGGGCTGGACGCCAAGTGGCTGCCCGTGCTGTGCGGGATCATGGGTGGTGGCCTGGGGCTGGTGGCGCTGGTGACCGGGATGCAGGATTTCCCGGCATCTGACCCCCTGACCGCCCTGGCCGTGGGCATCGTGAGTGGCCTGGCGGCCACCGGCGCCGACCAGATCGTCAAGCAGCTGGGAGATAAATAACGAAAGCCGCCCTTACGAGCGGCAGAAATTGGCAAGAAGCAGACTTTGATTTGGAAGGAGTGACATTGTGGATCTGAGAAAGCAAATTTTGACCGACAACGACTGCTATGCCGCCGGCCGGGCCATCGTCCCAAAGGGGGTCATGGTCCACTCCACCGGGGCGAACAACCCCAACCTGCGGCGGTATGTGGCCCCCAACGACGGCCTGCTGGGTGTGCCATCGCTGATGCACTGGAACCAGCCGGGGACGGGGGCCTGCGTCCACGCCTTTGTGGGCAAGCTGGCCGACGGCAGTGTGGCCACCTACCAGACCCTCCCCTGGACCATGCGGGGGTGGCACTGTGGCAGCGGGGCCAAGGGCAGCGCCAACAACACCCACATCTCCTTTGAGATCTGTGAGGACGACCTAGAGGATGTCAGCTATTTCGCGGCGGTGTACCAAGAGGCCGTGGAACTGACAGCCTACCTGTGCAAGGAGCACGGCCTTGACCCCCTGGCAGACGGGGTGGTCATCTGCCACGCAGAGGGCTGCCAGCGGGGCGTCGCCTCCAACCATGGGGACGTGCTGCACTGGTTTGGCAAGCAGGGCAAGACGATGGACGATTTCCGGGCCGCAGTGGCCCAGCAGATGAAAGGAGAAATTGAAATGACCGAAGCAAAGATCCGGGCCATTGTCCGGGAGGAGTACACAAAGATTGAGGCCGAGCGGGCCGCCATGCCCGCCAGCGACTGGGCGAAGCCCTATATCCAGAGGTCCATCGACGCGGGCCTGATGACCGAGAACGCCATCGGCTCCATTGAGCGGCCGCAGGCTGCTATGACGCGGCAGGAGCTGGCTGTGGTGGCCGCTGGCCTCGCGGAAAAACTTAAGTAATGCAATTGCGTGGACGCAACTAAGTTTTTGATTTGAATGAGCCGCCCGGAAACCGGGCGGCTTTATTTTTCATTCCTCTGCCTGTTTCAGTAGATCGGATGTTGTATAAAGTTGAAATGCCATATTAAGCCTCGCGTTATAATCCGATATTTCTGGCTGTGCGGCGACGGCATCCAACAGCTTGATAGACAGGTCGTGCGGAAGACCGATCAGCTTTTGCGCGACCAGAACACCCGTAGTAGATTCAACCAGCATGGCGTGCATGGCGATCCCCTGCCCGTCTTCCGGACGCTCAATCTGGAACGGGCGAGAAAGCCCCTTGTAGTAGGGAGCATCCATCCAACTAAGCGTGCCGAAGCGGCACAAAAAGAAGATGATGTCGTTTGCAACGGCAAACTTAAATTGCTGTACGCCGTTTTTGAAGGCATTCTTTTCTGCCGCGGACAAATTCTGCATGGCGATCATCAAGACCGCGCCGCTGTCAGTGAGGTCGAAACGCACGCTGTCAGCAGAAGGCGGGATAATTGCTTGTCCAACTTGATATTGATACATCATAATTCCTCCAATTCTCCAGGCTCCCAAGAGGGAGAAAAATCATTGTTTTTGAATGCTTCGGCGAGGCCGGTGATCTGCTTAAGCCTCAAAATCTCGTCCATGTCCATACCCAAGTGCTTTGCCAACCAGGCATCGGAGCGGCCGATCTTGTGGAGTTCGGCCACGATGTTGCTCATCAGATCAACGTCGTGGCTACCCCGTGCGCGATTGTGCCGGATGGTAGAGGCCATCCGCTCGTCGATCGGCTTGTCGATCACCGATACAGGCAGAAGCCCGTGCTCCCGTTCCCTGATATCATCATGCTGCAGCATGATGGAATACCGGTGAAAACCGTCTACAATCTCATACATATCGTCCCCTTTGTTGTAGTAGCACACGATTGGCATGGTGTAGCCATCCTGCTTGATGCTGTCATAGAGCAGGCGCATTTCCGGCGGTGCCACATGATTTGGGTTGTACTCGTTGGCGCGGATCTTTTCAATCGGGACTGCCCGCACCCCATAAACAGGAGATTTGTAATCGGACATGGGTTAAACCTCCTTTCCGCGGATCAATGCCGCGTATTTTTTCTTGATTTCCTTAATGGTCTGCTGCTGCGGCTTCGTGGGGCCGAACCCCATGAAGCGGCACAGATAGTCATTTTTTAGGATGCAGTAGCACATCCGTTTCCAGCTTGGAATGTCGATTGTGGACTTCACATCATCGGTATCATCCGGGATCTCCTGCTCGAAAACAATGCGCTGCTTCCCGTCCTTGGAATAATTCGATATCCCATTCCTGCGGATCTTATAGCCGCAGTCCTCAATTTCCTGGATAACATCTTCCGCAAAGCCACCCCCGGTTTTTGCCCAGAACTCTGCGGAAGTTTTGAATTTCTCCAGATAGCTGTCCCGGATGTCTGGCTGGAGCGTGGAGAGGAGGAACATTGTGTAGGATTTCCACGTGTGGCCAGCCGGGAGCGTGACCTCTTTGTATCCCATGGCCTTTGTGGCTCCGTAGATTGCGCCGAAGTTGGCACCGTTGACCCGCCCCACGACGCGGCTCCAAGTCTCCGGCTCGATGATCCGATACAGATTCAGCGACGGCCCTGCCCACTCGATAAACGGGCTGGCGACACGCATTTCCGTCAGCGGAACACCAGCCTTGTGGTATAAATCGTACAGACGGTTGTAATCAAACCCAAACTTTCCGTTCGCTGTCCAAACATCTTCGACTGTCCAATCGTACAGAGGCGACGCCGTATACACATCCTTGAAATTCTGCGTGATCCACATCTGGCCGTTATAGGCATGGCGCTTATTGACGATCGCACTGTATCGGTTCAAGCTCTCCTGCGTGCGAATCCCGATCAATGCTATGGTCTTCCCGCCTCCACAGTGATCATGATACCAGCGGCCGAACTGCTTGTACAGATCATCCTGGAGCATTTTATACTTATAAAACGTGAATGGGTTGTTGCCTAGATGGACCACATAATCATGCTGCGGCATGGGTCGCACCCAGATATCCGGTTTTTCATCGTCCCACGGATACCACCATGGGTCACTTTGGCTCATGGCGTTACGCACTGCCATTGGCAGACAGCACCAGAAACGCTCCACAAAATCAGGCGTAGTGGAAAAAGTCCGCTCTACATATTCCGCTGTGGCGTTATATTGGGCCTCGAAATCTTGGTGGAATAGGCCGATTGGGCGGGAAATCCCCCTCTTTTTCATGTATTGCAACACAAGGTTGAGGAGAAGGCCGGAGTCCTTGCCGCCGGAAAACGAGATGTAAATATTATCGAACTCGCTGAAGATGTAGTCTAGGCGATGCTGCAAAGCATCATAGACGTTAATGGGCTGGTATATCTTTTCCATGGTCCACCTCCTGATCCAGCTGGCCGTGGATCGCGGCCCGCAGAAAATTGCGGGAATCGTTATGCGAAGCGACCTCCGTTTTAAACAGATCCGCCATTCGCTCCTTGCGCGCAAGGCAGCGGAGAATCGTCACATCCAATGTCCCACTGGCAAAAACATCCCAGATGTGGACGTCTTGTGTTTGCCCGGAACGGTGCAGTCGGTCTTCGGCCTGCGCCCGCGTCCCCCAGTTCCAGTCGTTATTGTAAAACACTTCGTTGTGGCAGAACTGGAGATTTAGCCCAAACTGGGCGCAGGACTTGTTGGCGACAAGAAACTGCACCGCACCAGCTTTGAATTGCGTCTTATTCTGCTGCCGCTGGGCCTGTGACATCTCCCCGTAAAAAGGCAGTGCATTTTCTCCGAGTATCTGACAGATGTCCTCGATCTCCTGGGTGTACTTGCAGTAAATTACAGCCTGCTCACTCCCGATACGGGACAGGACGCTAAGAAGAGCCTGAATCCTCGGGTTATCCTCTGGTGGGAACATACGCAACAGCGTGCTGTGGGCGCCGGACTCATTAAGTTGGACAATGAACCCGCTGGTCACGGCCTGTAATGCGCCGAACAGTCGATAAATAGTCTCTGGGCGAAACTCATTGACCTGCTCTAAAAGCCGCTCGCTGATATCAGCATAATGCTTTTCCTGCTCCTCCGTCAAGTAAAATGATTGGTCATAATATACTTTTTGAGGGATGATCAGAACATCAGCCTTGCTACACTCATAGGTGTATGGCGCGATTTTCCTGGCAAGATAGTCGCGATTCAGCACCCGGCGTACCCGGTCGGGGTGCTCCTCGTCCATTTCAAGATGGTTTGCCGAAAAACTGTAATAGCTGCGATACCCCAGGATGCGCCAGTCCAAAACATACCATTGAGAGAACAAATCTGCCTCATTCTTCGATATTGGCGTACCATTCAATATCAGTTTGTAGGTGCAGAATTTTGAGATATCTGTAATATTTTGGGTTCGGTAGGTAAAAGGATTTTTTACGAGTAGGCTTTCATCAACCACGAGATAGGTGGGTGCCTGCTGGACATATACCCGCAACTCGGCATTGAGCCGCATGGATGATGACAACGATTCAATCCCCGCTATTTTGATTTGTTCTTCAAACGCTTCAGCGTGTTCGGATAAGAGTTCCGGGAGATCGCACTGTACGGAGTATGGGCAGAGCCAGAGCACCTGTTTTACCTTGCCGGCATCCAGCCGGGCCTGAATCAATTCCAGCGCCGTCCGGGTCTTTCCGGTGCCCATCTCCATGTACAGAGCGCCTACCTTGACGTGCAGCAGCTTGTCCACTGCTGCACGCTGGTAGTCAAAGAGTGAGGTGATCAGTCTCATCCGTCATCCCTCAGATCGTCGAGAATGGCGTCCTCGGAGAGCAGGATGTCACTGAGGCGATCCGGCTTTTCTTCCTTTTTCGGGACGATCGGCTGAACAGCATTCGCACGCGCCTTTTCATACTCCGCGATGGACTCGTTGGCGCCGTTGCTCAGCCGGTATCCAAACAGCTCCGCGAAGTCGCGGACAAGTTCAAAATTGGCAACAGGAACAACAACTGAGCTACTGGCGGTATTCCAACGAGAGCCCTTCAGTTTCTTCGCCTTTTCGTACATATAGTGGTCGCCATTAGGGATAGAGATAGACAGCCAGCCAGTATATTCGCCGCGAACAATGGACTTGATCCACAGCTTGCACTCCGGCTCAAAGACCCCATCTCGGGCCATCCGGAGAACATCGGCATCGTGGCAGCAGATTCCGAAGCCGGCACACAGAAGAACATTACCGATTTCGGCGGCGCGGTCAACGGCAGAGCCGGTAAACTGCGTGATTGCCCTGTGCCAGACGTGCCGGTCTGCGTCCCACTGTAAGCCAGCAGCCTTGACCAGTGCCCGGAACGTGTCATCTCTCGGGTACCGCATGGAGACATCGCTGTCAGATACCGTGATTTCCACCACATCGTGGGTGTGGTTTTCCGGTATGATGGTTTCCTTCTCTTTGGCCTCGACCGCCTCTCTTGTGGATTCGGCCTCTGTGATCTCCATCTTAGGGAGAACTTCCGCCGCGAGTGTCAAGACATGCGTGTCCCGCTTGTCGATCCACCAAGATGCACGCTCATAGTGGTGCAGAATGTAGTCTTCTGCCTGGTCGTACAGCTTGAGTTCTTCGACACGCGCGGCTTTCTGGGCCTCGTCCATCAATTCCATGCCTACGGTCGCCTGGGCCCTGACGTTCTCAAACTCGGTGATCATCCTCGCACGGATCTGCTCTGCCCAGATAATCTGCTTCTCAGTTCCTTTGAGCGCGGGCATACCGTCCGCAGCAGCTTGCTTTGCCAGCTCAGCCGCTTTTTCGGTACGTCCCGCCGCTTCGCAGTCAGGGCAGGTGTCGTAGTAATTTTCTGCCCATTTTTCCCATTCGGCTGCGGATGTCCGGTTAGTTTTGATCGCGGTTTTGATAAATTTATTCCCGCACTGCTTACAAGTGCAGTTGGCAGTAGCTTTTGCCATGTTGGCAGCCTCCTTTATTTAACGTAAATCCCGTAGTTACAGTAGCTGCGGGATAGCCCATGCTTTTGGATGCCTGTTTTAAGTGTCCTCAGTGTGCGCTATTATTGGCGTAATATCAAGATTGAAACACTAATTTTGGCCACCTTGCCTATTTAATGATGATGTACCAAGAGACCGCGGTAATCAATAAATGATCCCCACCTTTATGGATGGCTGGAGGTCAGTTGCTTTTTTCTTTCCTTTATGTTAGACTAGAGGCGGCCGAGGTAAGGCTCTCGGCTCGCCTCGCTTGGGGTGTGTGAGCGGTACTTTAAGAGAGGGCCGCTCACTTTTTATGCCTTGACCTTGCTGTCCCGCACGATTTTGGCGGCGGCCTCAGGGTCATTGGCAGTGGCTTCAATCAGCTTTGCGATGTTCTCCAGGTACTGGTTGAGTTCCGCTGTGGTCATCTGCTCCATGTCCTCACTTCCTTTCATAAGAGACTTTCATCTCTGCCTTACATACCTATAATACATCATTTTAGTTTACTTGTCAACTCTATTGATAAATTTTTTTAATTATTTTTTCAATCTTTTTAATTGACAAGTATTTTTATTTGGTGTACCATATGTGGTAATAAGGGAGGTGGTAGCGTGCCGATATCAGATAAGGTTAAGGGCCTGTTGGCGCTCTGCGGGAAAAAGCAAGTCGAGTTGGCGGAGAACTTTGGGATGAGTAAGCAGACCATGGGTAATAAGATGTCTCGGGGGAGTTGGTCAGGAAGCGACTTGGCGAAAGTAGCGGAGTTCTGCGGTTGTAGGCTGGCATTCGTCCTCCCGGATGGGCAACATATTTTTTTGGATTCCGAAAGCTGTGACCAAAAGTAAGGATTCTTCTCACGGGAAGCCGACTTTTTCTACATACACAAGTCCCCGGTCCTCTAAAAGACCGGGGACTTGTGTAGTAGCATATAAGAAGCAAAGGCGTGGATTTTATTTGGTGCCATGTTGGTGCCACATCTGGATCAACTGGATTAACTGGCACCGAAACACACGACATAAAAAGTCTTGTATATCAATGGTTTCAGCAGATAATGAAATTGCATTATACTCCACATTAAATAGGACAAATTTTTGGTAAGGATGAGGTCGGCAGTTCAAATCTGCCTAGCAGCTCCAACGAAAAGCACTTGAAACTTAGGTTTTGAGTGCTTTTTCTTTTGTTTTTGCAATATTTTAGCGGCTTTGTTGACGCTTTCGGCGTTGGCGTGGGTGTACATCCGTAGCGTGACCGCCTTGTCACTGTGGCCCAGGGCCTCAGAGACGCTTGCCACATCGGCGCCGCTGGTAATGGCCACACTGGCGAATGTGTGGCGCAGCTTGTGTGGGTGGAGATCGGGAACGCCACAGCGCTCCGAGAACTTTTTTAGATACCTTGTGGGACTTTGCGGGTGCATAGGCTCTGGGCTGTTCTCCTGGGTGAATACATAGGCGCTGATGGCCTTCTGCGTCTGCTCCGTGCGAAGTTGTCGCAAGAGGGCTATGGTATCATCCCCAGCGTAGACGGTGCGACTGTGGCTGTTTTTAGGGGTATCCAGGTAGACGCCTTTCTGCTTGGTGTAACAAAGATTCCCGGCTATGGTGATAGCCCCTGTCTTGAAGTTCACATTTTCCCATTTGAGGGCGCAGCATTCACCACGGCGAATTCCTGTGTCGACCAGCACATGAACCAGGGCCTTCCATTTCAGCGGCTCTGTCTCTAGGCTGGTCATGATTTGCTGCACCTCTGCGGCGGTGTATGCCGCTGGCTCTGAGGGCTTCACTTCATCCTTGCGGGGCTTGGGACGCTCCACCTTGTCCATTGGGTTGCGGTCTATCATGTCACCCAGATATGCCATTCTGAAAAGGCTGTGAAGAATGGTGTAGACCTTGATGACGGTGGCGTGGGCCTTGCCCTCTGACTGGATGGATAGCAGTAGGGCGGTGATCTGAGCGGAGGTGATATCTGGCATTTTCACGTCCCCCAGGACTGGATATACTTTTTTGTCCAGATTGCCCTGATAGTTGGAACGTCCATTTTCGCTCATCGTGATGGCTTTTGCCGGCATAAACACGCGTTCGCCGTATTGGCGCAGGGTGAGAATTTTAGCCGCTTCTGCGGCTTCCTGGGCGGCTCTGTCCCGCTCCTCTGCGCGGCTGATCACTTCTCCTGCGTCGCTCTGGCGCTCAAACTCAGCGGCAACGGCAGCGAGTTCCCGTTCAATGGCTTTTCGACTCCAGCCCTCTGGGGGATACCATCGACGGGTCAGGCGGGATTTGCCGCGGCCCCGGCTTACGCTGATTTCATAGAAGACCTGTCCTGCCTTATTAGTCAGTTTCCTGGTTGATGGCATAGGTTTACCACCTACTCCTTACTGTCATCGGTTGCTGGCAATTTGCCGGATTTATTTGCAAGTTTCTTTTCTTCAGATTTAAGCCGCCGTGCAACTTTTTTTATATCTTCTGCGGGTGCTAACTTTTCAGGGGTAATTCCTCGCTGATTGAGCATAGATCGTACACTCTGGTTGTTTTGAATGTGTTCCTGCGTGATAGGGGTTTCGCCATG